AAAAAAGTTGGGAGATGTAAAGTATGCACCTATTGGTGCGGTGCAGTATGCAGTAGGACAACCGATGGGAGCTTATTCCTCATGGGCTATGCTTGCATTGGTACATCATGCGCTCGTCCAGTTTGCAGCCTTTAGAGCTGGCTGGAGAACCTGGTTTCCTCTATATGCGGTATTGGGAGATGACGTGGTGATAGGGGATCACCTTGTCGCTAACCATTACATTCGGCTTATGGCTGAAATCGGAGTGGATATTGGATTTCACAAATCCATTATCTCCGACAACCTTTCAGCTGAGTTCGCTAAGAAGTTCTTCTATAAGGGCGAGGAGGTTACTCCTCTTCCTTTAGTTGGAATTTCCGCTGGTTGGCTCGGTGCGTCTTTCGTTCCTGAAGTCGTGAAGACTGTGGAGCGATTGACGGGTTGCCGACTCTCTGGGTACAACATAGGCCGCTTCCTTGGAGTAGGATTCAAGGCTTGCTCGGGAGCGGACAACCGTCCTCTCCTTCGCTTGCCAAAGATCCTCTCTAGGGTGCTTATTTTGCTTTCAAAACCCAACGCTCCTCGGGGTGTTGGAACTCTTCTTGACTGGTTAAGACTGGAGTCTTTATCGACTTCGGTTGAAATCGGTCAGAAGAGCAGGGATTCCCTGGTTAAGTATGTCGTCCACTGGTGTGCTACTGAGAGGTTTCCCCGACTTCTTGAGTTATTGGAAAAGAACATGGAGAAATTCATGCCTATCCAGACTTTCGAAGGATCTGGGGCCCTCTTTCAGGAATACGCCAAGTGGTTTCATCTCTATATCAGAGAACCTCTGATCCAAGACTTCAAGGTTAAGCGGATGGAAGTGGAAGCATCACTTAGAGGGATAACAGGTATTATTCTTCCGACTGATAAGGAGGTTTGTAACCTCCTTACTTCGGTAGAAGAATTTGAGGATCTCATCAGCGAGATACCTTCGCAGGTCTTGCGACACTCGTCTCAAATGCATGGAAAAGCAGAAGCATTAGCTACTGCCAACCGTGCTATGCGACTCGTGAAGCAGGGCCCGACGTCGGTAAAACGTTGGCGAGCTCTTCGGAAACTTCTGGGCACTTCACTGGTTGTGAAGCCTCTGGTAACAGGAGGCGGATCGGCACGTGGGGCGTCAGAATAAGATATTCCAACTCAGGCGGGTGATACTCGTTGTGATCCGTGGCTCTTATGAGGATAGTGACCCTGGTTACTAGACTTATAATCCAACAAGTGGAAAATGCATCTTAAGCAACACAGGGCCCGTTAAATCCTCGAAAGAGGGGGGACGGACCACCCTGGAGCCAATGGC